GTCGTCGTCGGTTTTGAATGCCGGCCCTGGAAGATGGAGGCGCAGTCGTGAGCCGAGACCCGCTTACAATCACCGCGCGCGAGATGATCGATGCGGCCGAGCAGGAGCGCGATCTAGCTCTAGGTCAGTTGCGCCTCATCCAAGGCGATCTGGCAACGGCTCAGGCGCAGGTTGCTGCATTGATAGCAGAGCTTAAGCCATCTAGCGCCGGCGGCCCCCTTAAGCTTGAACCAGAAACGCAGCGCAGGCAATTTTCAGAGCGTGTTGTCGACTACATTTGGCGAAGCATCATGAACGCCAAATACGACGATGACGGTTTTGACGACGTGAAGGGCCGCGTCACGGACTGGCTGGAATATCGGCTCGAACACTGGAGCAAGTCGTGACCAGCATCCCCGTGAAGGGCCTCAAGCTCGGCAAGGACGGAAAAACGTTGATGAAGCGTCCGCCCCGCATTCTTCCCGCGCTCGCCGCAGGAAAAAGACACAAGGCAGACAGACACGAGAAGCAACTCCGAGAGAACGCAGCCAAGGCAAGGGGGAAGGGATGAAGTTTGAGCGTCGAAAACTCACGGGCGACGGCTGGAAATGGAGGTTTGCACTCATCCCGATCTGTACGGCCGAGCATTGGGTTTGGCTTGGCTGGTATCGGTACAGATTTTGCGGCGATTGCTACGAGGTTGAAATCCCATGACCCGAGCCGAGGCCCGCGAACGCGCCGAGTTCTGGCGCAGGATGGAACGAAAAGACTGCCCGATAGATCCAGACCTTGTGATCGCGTTGCTCGATGGAGCCCTGCACAATGACGGCAACGCTGAACCTCTACTGGACGCCACCGCAGCGCGAGCAGAAGGCCGCAAAGGAAATCAGGCAGGCCGGACACAAGGCCTACGTGCCTCGCCAGCGCCGCGCTAACGGCAAGGGGTATGAGCCCACCGCCCGTGGCTATATCGCCGCCGACGCCAAGCCTACGCGCATCGGAGGCAAGTTTGAGCCGGTGAGGAACGACATGGGCGACATCATCGGGCTACGAGAGGATGCGCAGTCGATCATCGAGGCGACCCACGTCGGCCGCTGCATTGGTCCGGTAGACCGTTCCGAGCTGCGTCGCCTCTACATTCGCACGGCCAAGACGCAGAGGAAGCACGCATTTGCCCCTGGTGATGCCGTCAGCGTCAAGCGGGGACGTGATGTGGACCTCGCCGCCACCGTCGTCGAGGTCATCCGCTCGGGCTGGTATCTCGTCCGCGTGAGCATGTTCGGCAAAAGCCACGAGATAAAGATAAAGGAATCCGATCTCGCCCGCCTGCATCCAGGCAGTTGACGAACGGCGCGAATAAGGTTACGGCGCATAGGTAGGATGATAGCCAACATTCCAGCCGGCGGTCTGCGTGGAAGCCGAGCTTGAGGCTACCCTGGGGAACCAAGCATTTCCCGCGACATCCAGGTTGCGCCCAGAAAACTAACGGCCCCGCAACGCTGAACGAGCGCGGGGCCTGTTTGAATCTCACGGCGGCCCGGTACTGACGCAACGATCCGCGCCGCTTGTACTCGCCGACACGAGACCAGAGCCGGAAACTCTCAGTCAACTGGCGCCGACCGTGAGACTATCGCACCCGATGACGGCAGATTGATGGCTGACGTTTTCCCGCTGATCCCCAACGACCTGATTGACGATCCTATGGCTGATCTAGCGATTGAAGCTCAAGCTGCTCTCGTGACCGCCGCCCGCCTGTTCCTGCTTCTGGTCCTAGTTGTGTTCGTCATTTCCGCCGCTCACGAAGCAACCGATCGGATTTCCCGCTTATGACCGGCATTTACGTCTCTGGCGCCCTGATGGCCTTCGCTATGGCGATATTCCTGATAATTGGAATGCACCTCATCCCGTGACCGACGACATCGACCCTATCCCCCTGATCGAAGCCGCCGCCGCTCTCATCCGAGCCGCCGGTATCCCGTACCTTGAAGCCTCATCGCAGGTCCGCGAGATCTTCGCCCAAGCCTGGGATGAGGCCGCAGCGTTCGAGCAGATCATCGCCGACCTCGATCCTCCAACCCTGTCCGTCCATTAGTCCGCGTCTCCGATCCGCCCCCATAAGGAGACACCCTATGAGCCTAAAAACATCACTCGCCGGCATCGGCCGCGCCTTCGACAAGCCAGAGCAGTGGTTCCTCCGAGGCGTCATGGCCGCTAGCGCCATCGCTGTCGTCTACTACGCAGGCGACAAGGCCAAAGACACGCCAACCATGGCGATTTACATCTTGCTCGGCCTCGCCGTCGTCGGATTTCACGTGTCAGGAGCAAAGAAGCTCTGCAAGTCCTGGTTCGAGCGCCGTCCCGTGGCCCTCGTTGGTTGGCTTCTCGTCATCGGCTTCTGCGCCGCATGGGAGGGCAATAGCCAGCTGACCATTGCCAGCCAGAACCAGGGCAACCTGTCCACCATCCAGCGGACTGCGTTCGTGAAGTCCGAGACTGCAGAGCAGGAAGTCAACCGCATCGCCGGTCAGCTCCTCACTAAGCAGAACGAAGCCGCCTGGAAAACCGACGTTGGCCCGATCGGCAGCATTCAAGCCAAGATCGACGCCGCAAAGGCCGATCGCCGCTTTGAAGCAACCGATGGTTGCACCGTCGACATCAAGGGCAAGAAGCTCACTGAGTTCTGCAACGGCTACCGCCAAGCTACTGCCGATAAGGCTATGGCCGCGCGCCGCATGGTGCTGGATGAGGAGATCAAATCCCTCAACGACAAGCTGGCCGATGCCCGCAAGACCCGCACAAACGGCCCCTCCCTTGCCAACGCCGGACGCATGGACTTCTCCGCCCTTAAGAAGCTCACCAGCATGAGCGATGAAGACCTTGAGATCGGCCAATCTGTCATGCTCTGGCTGATGATGTCCGCGCTCCTCACCATTGCCGGTATCCTCGTGAAGTCGGAAGAGTACGAAGGCAAGCCCCGCAAGCCCTGGTTCAGCTTCAAGTTCGCCAGCCTCGCCGCTCGTCTCCGCAAGGCTTGGGACGGCACCGACCACACCATCGTCAACAACTACACAGCCCACTCTGTCCGCACCAATAACGGATGGGGCATCGCCAAGGTGGCGCAGTAAATGGCACGGCTGCTGATCGCCTACACGCCGAACGGTATCAGGGTGCTCCGCAACGTCAGAACAGACGATACAAGCGATCCCCTGATTCTGCTCGACGAAGGCGAGACTAAGGTCGTCACCATCGACATGACGGCATATCTCGACAGTGGCGAGACGATCAGCAGCGTTACCAGCACACAGCAGAGCGTCACGGCATCGGTTAGCACGGCGACGCCTATCATCACCATCACGCTATCCGGTGCCACCTCCTACGCAGACGGCACCGTGACGTTCGTCATCACGCTATCCTCAGGCGAGATCATCCGGCAGCAAATCCACGTGCGCCGCCCCAACAAGTACGGATTGGAGCAGTTCCGCCGTGACTACGCCTAATCTCTGCAAGAACTGCGCACACGCGGCCAAAGCCGGCGCTTGGTATTGCCGCAAGGCCATCGACGTCGTGACTGGTGACGGCATCGAGTGCCACATCGTCCGTAACGACGACACCAAATGCGGCCCAGACGGTCAGTGGTACGAGAAGCGCTTTGACCCAACCGACAGCGTCACGTACACAGCCAAGCCGTCCGCCATCGAGACCCCCAAGGCCACCATCCGCAAGGAGAGTGATCGGCCATGGGAAGCGGGCGATTACATGGATAAAGGGTAAATTATTCCGCAAAGTGTCGCGTATACCCGGCCTGACACTTGATTGTGTGGAATATATTTCTAGAAATCTATCAAAGGAAATCAAAATTGGCGCGTGGCGGTAAGCGCGAAGGTGCAGGCCGCAAGGCTGGCAGCCAAACCAAGCGCACACAGGAGATTGTTAAGAAGGCGTCTGCCGATGGCATCACTCCTCTCGAGGTGATGCTGACTGCGATGCGGATGGCATGGGACGCTCAAAAGATCGATGAAGCCGTTGCCGTTGCTCGTGACGCCGCACCCTACATGCACCCGCGCCTCGCCTCTTCAACCGTGAAGATCAATGATAAGCGCAGCGTATCAGACCTCGACACCGCCGAACTCGTCGCAGCCCTTCACGCGGAAGGCGATGCTGACGGAATTGCTTCGCAGGAAGCGGGCTACCGAAAGCCTGATCCCCTTCACTGAGTTCACGCTGCCCCAATACAAGCCGGCAGCGCATCATGTGCTTATCGCCGAGAAGCTTGAAGCTCTGGAGCGCGGCGAAATCGATCGGCTGATGATCAACATGCCGCCTCGACACGGCAAATCAGAACTGGCTTCACGGCGTTTTCCCGCGTGGTTCCTCGGCCGCAACCCTGGCAAGAGCGTGATCGCAGCAAGCTACAATTCCGACCTCGCGACAGATTTTGGACGGCAGGTGCGCAACATCGTTGCCGCGCCAGAATATGGGCGTCTGTTCGACGTCGCATTGTCTGACGATAGCCGCGCGGCCAACCGGTGGAACACGGCGGACGGCGGCACCTACGTCGCGGCAGGCGTGGGCACGGCCATCACCGGCCGTGGCGCGGACATTCTATTGATTGACGATCCGTTGAAAGACCGCGAGGAAGCCGACAGCGAAGTGCAGCGCCAGAAGATATGGGACTGGTACACATCGACGGCTTACACGCGGTTGGCCCCTGGTGGACGCGTCATCGTCATCCAGACGCGGTGGCATGAAGACGACCTGACCGGCAAGTTGCTGGAGGAGCAAGGCCGAGGCGGCGATAAGTGGGACATCCTTGAGCTGCCCGCGATCGGTCGCGATGGTCACGCGCTCTGGCCGGACTTCTACCCGCTGTCGACATTGGAGCGCATTAGATCGGTGCTGCCGACGCGAGATTGGGCAGCACTCTATCAGCAGCGGCCCGCGCCGGACGAGGGCGCATACTACAAGCGCGATTGGTTCCGCTACTATGACGACAAGCCCCGCCATCTGCGCATCTATGGAACGTCAGACTACGCAGTCACAGAAGGCGACGGGGATTACACGGTGCATCTGGTGGCCGGCGTCGATCCCGACGACAATATTTACATACTCGACGTGTGGCGCGCTCAGTCCGCATCCGACGTGTGGATTTCCGAGCTGCTCAATCTCATCAGGACGCACAAGCCGCTGATGTGGATCGAGGAGCAAGGGCAGATCATCAAGTCGATCGGGCCGTTTCTCGATAAGCGCATGCGTGAGGACCGCGTCTATTGCCGCCGTGAGCAGGTGGCGTCGGCCGCGGACAAGCCGACGCGGTCGCGCTCGATCCAGGCCCGCACGGCCATGGGCAAGGTCTATCTGCCCCGCAAGGCCGCATGGCTCGACGCATTCACGTCAGAGCTACTGGTGTTCCCCGCCGGCAAACACGACGACCAAGTCGACGCCTTGGGACTGATCGGCCGCATGCTGGACGAAATGGTTTCCGCATCCGTGCCCAAGTTTGAGCCGCGTCGCGCGACGTCCGACTATCGCAGCACACGAGAGGAGGGCGAATCGTGGAGAACGGCTTGACGCTTCCCCAGCCCCCTCAGACCACCGCTGCACCCGGGCCCGCAAAGCCTAAGTACGACCTCGGGGCCAAGCGCCGGAAGTTCCGAGCGTTCGAGAGCAACAAAGACCGCGAGCTTAAGGAAAGCCAGGAGCACCGCCGCTACTACCACGCGAAGCAGTGGACGGAAGAGCAGGTTGCTACGCTCAAGAAGCGGAAACAGCCGGTCATCACCGACAACCGCGTTGCGCGAAAGATAGACTTTCTCGTCGGTGTCGAGCAGCGTATGCGGCGCGATCCGAAGGCGTACCCGCGCACGCCGAAGCACGACCAGGATGCCGATGCGGCGACGGCGGCCGTTCGGTTCGTCTGCGACGTCAACCGTTGGGAAAAATCCGCGTCCGACGTCGCCCATGACGGCATGGTGTCCAACTGCGGCGTCGTCTGGATCGGTGTCGAGGCGCGCGAGGTCAAGATCCGCCAAGTTGACGTGTCGCGGTTCTTCTACGATCCGCGCTCGATCAAGGCCGACTTCTCCGACGCGCGCTTCATGGGCGTGCATCTGTGGATGGACATCGAGGAAGCAATCGAGCAGTGGCCCGGCAAAGAAGCCGAGCTGCGGGCAATGATCGATAACGATACCGGCGAGACGTCACTGTTGCGCGCCGATGTCGATCAAAACGAGCAATGGGCCGACTTTGAGCATGAGCGCGTGCGTGTGCTGGAGTTCTGGGAGCGGACCCGCGACGGCTGGACTTACTGCTTTTTCTCGGGAGACATCGACCTGGACAGCGGCCCCAGCCCTTACGTGGATGAGAAGGGGCGCCCGGATACGCCTTATGTCGGCTGGTCCTCTTACGTCGACGAGAAGGGTGACAGGTACGGCATCATCCGCAACCTGAAATCGATGCAGGACGAGATCAACCACCGCCGGTCCAAATTCCTGCACATGATCAACGTCCGCCAGATCCACGTCCGAACCGGCGTGGTCGAGGACGTCGACAAGCTCCGCCAGCAACTCACGCGCCCCGATGGCGTGATCGAGCACAACGGCGAATGGGGCAAAGACATCGGCATGATTGACCAGTCGGACCAGGTCAAAGGTCAGGCCGAGTTGCTGGTGGAAGCGCAGACCGCGCTCGAAAACCTCGGTCCCAATCCGGGCTTGATCGGAAGAGGCGGGGGCGTTGCCGACCAGTCCGGCCGCGCGATCCTGGCACAGCGCGACAGCGGGATGACCGAGCTGAGCCCCGTGTTCGAACGCATGCGAGATTGGAAGCTCCGGTGCTATCGCGCCATGTGGGCACGCATTCGTCAAGCCTGGACGGGCGAACGCTGGATCAGGGTCACGGACGACAAGCGGTCCATGCAGTACGTCGGCGTCAACGCCATCAAGACGGATCCGGAAACGGGCCAGCTCGTCCCTCAGAATTTTGTGGCCGAGATCGACGTCGACATCATCATGGACGAAGGCCCCGACACGGTCGTGATGAAAGAGGAGCTGCTTCAGACGATGTCGCAGCTCGGCGAGGCCGCAGCCGGCCCCATGGGCAAGATCATGATCGAGCTGAGCAACGTTCCCGACAAGGAAGCTCTGCTCAAGATGCTCGATGATGCCTCCGCCCCGCCACCTCAAATGGTCGCGATGCAGGAGCGCATGGGGCAGCTCGAAGCCATGCTCAAGGCGGCTCAGATCGACGAGAAGATCGCGGCCATCGAGAACAAGCGCGCCGACACCATCGCCAAGCTATCCGGCGCCATGACGCCGCAACAGCAACAGACCGACGAGTTCGGCCGTCCGATGGGTCCGGCTCCGGCCGATCCCGGTGCAGGCCTGATGAACGGCCTCAACGCTCTGTCGATGTTCCCCTTGCAGTACGGCCAGCCGACCATCGAGCAGCAGACCGAGATGATGGGGCAACAGCAGCCGCCACCGCCGCCCGGCATGGATGGCCAGCAGCCACCGCAAGGCGCCCCACCGCCCGGTGGCATGCAGCAAGATCCGACGCAACCGCCCATGGACGAGACGATGATGTCTCCAGACGGCGGAATGCCCATCGACGCATCGGCTTTCGAGCCGAGCGCGCCCCAGCTAGGATCATGATCCATGGCCGACACGCAGTCCATGCCAGCCGAGCCGAAGATGGAGATGGAGATGGAACCGGCCGAGCCCAGAATGAGCGTGACCGAGGCGATGGACGTGCTCGATGAGTTCCACATTCGCCGTGGGGACATGCAGCGGGTCTATACCGCGCTCGAAACCATGTTGGAGCCGGCCGAAGATACCGCGCCGGAGGAAGCAGACAGCGAAGCGGGCGACGGTGAAATGATGTCGTCTGTCTTCGCTCGTAACAAAGCCGCGTGAGTAGCGTGACGTGCGTGGACCCGCCGGCCTAAGCGGCGTTTCGGCCCGTGAGACCGTCATTCTCACGACACCGGCTCATCAGACCGCATCTGATGCTTTCGTGACCAGCTACGTCAAAGCGGATTGACCCACATGGCAGACACCGTGACCGAAGACCTGCAACTCGACGACGTTTACGCCTCGGATACGGCACCGACCGACGCTCAACCGGCAACGGATGGGCAGACGCCGGTGCGCGACGAGGCCGGACGGTTCGCCGCGAAGCAGGAAGCAGCACCCGAGGCCAAGGCGCCAACGCCGCAGCCGGAAGTGCAGCCCGAGCCCGAGGTCGCAACGCGTCATGTGCCACTCAAAGAGCTGCAATCCGAGCGCACCAAGCGTCAGGAAGAGGCTCGCTTGCGCGCCGAGGCCGAGGCGCGCGCATCTGTCTATGAAAAACAGGTGCAGGCCCTCTTGTCTCAGTCGCGTCCACCGGCCGTACAGCCGGCACCCATCCAGCCGCCCGATCCCTACACCGATCCCGAGGGCTTTACGCAGTTCCACGTGAACCGCGTGCAAGCCAGGATGGAAGATCGGTTGCTCCACATCTCGGAGTCGAATGCCCGCCGTGCCCACGGTGACGCGATCGTCAACGAGGCTCTGGAGATGGCTCGAAATGCTGGCGATCCGTCCTACTTCAACCGGTTCCCCGATCCGTGGGGCGCTCTGGTGGAGTGGGGCAAGCGCCAGAAGTCTTTGGCCAAGATCGGGCCTGATACTGACGCCTACGAGAAGCAGGTCGAGGAGCGGGCAACCGCGAAAATCCTCGCCGATCTCAAGGCCGGAAAGATCAAGCTGGACGGCACCACTGTGCAGCCGACGCGGTTCCCCGGAACGCTTGCCGATCAGACGTCGGCCGGCGGATCGCAGACCGCACATCTCTCCGATGAGGCGATCATGGCCGGCGCTTACCGCCGAGCCTAGCGTACCGCGTCCGCCTCGATCCTGAAAACCGTCACGATCGAGAACAATCACCATGGCAAACACCGCGACGCTTTCCGGCTTGGATCTGACCAAGTGGCGGAAAGACTTCATCAACGAATACGTGCGCGACAGCGGTTTTAAACCGTATATGGGCACGTCGGAAATGGACATCATCCACGTCGTCAACGACCTGCAGACGGACGGCGTCACGATCCGCATCCCGCTGCTGGCTCGTCTTAAGGGCGGTGGCGTCGAAGGCGACACCCTCCTGTCTGGTCAGGAAGAGATGCTTGACCAGTACTATCAGGATCTCACTTGGAAGTTCCGCCGGCACGCCGTCGCCGCGACCAAGAACCAGAAGAAGCGCTCGGCCGTCGATTTCATGGCGCAGGCTCGCCCGCGCCTCAAGGAGTGGTCGTCGGAGCTGATCAAGTTCCTGGTCATCGACGCCTTCCACAAGATGAGCGACGGAACGAACTTCGCCGACGCCAGCGCCGGCACCCGTAACACGTGGGTCGTGAACAACTCCGACCGCGTGTTGTTCGGCAATGCGATCGCCAACTATTCGGCGACGCATCTGACCGCGCTCGGCAACGTCGACAGCACCAACGACAAGCTGACGGCTGCCAATGGCTCGCTCGCGAAGTTCATCGCGCGGCAGGCCGACCCTCATATTCGTCCGTTTAAGACGGGTGCCCAGGGCCGCGAATTTTATGTCATGTTCTGCCATCCGCTCTGCTTCCGCGACCTAAAAGCGGATACGACGATGGTCAGCGCTAACCGTGACGCCCGCGCTCGTGAGGGTGGCGGCATGGACAGCAACCCGATCTTTCAGGACGGCGACCTGATCTACGACGGCATCATCTTCCGCGAGATCCCCGAGTTCTACACGAACCGCACGGGCACCGGCCGCAACACCAACACGCATCTTGCGGGCGTCGGCGCTTCTTCCATTGACGTGGGTGTCAACTTCCTGTGCGGAACGCAGGCGCTCGGCTACGTCAACAAGCAGGCCGCCATACCGACCAAGAAGAATGAGGACGACTACGGCTTCGTTGACGGCGTCGGCATCGAGTTCGCAATGGGCCTCGACAAGCTGCGTTGGAACAACGGCTCCGGGACTAACAAGGATCTCGGCATCGTCACCTGCTACTTCTCTGCTGCGTGATAAGAGGGACAACTAACTATGGCTGCATACGAAACGTCAAAGTCCGCTCTATCAGGCACCTCCATTGGTGCTGGATGGGCGCGGCAGGTGATTGAGGACGTCGCAATCATCGCCATTACAACGGCGATGATCGACAATACCAACGACAGTGTCGGACTTTTGTATATTCCGGCCGGCGCTGTACTATTGGGCTCGACATTGTCGAGCACCGACCTAGATACCAACGTTTCGCCGACGATCACCTGGAACGTAGGCGACAGCGGGTCAAATACGCGGATCTTCTCTGCGTCGACCGTGAGCCAAGCTGGTACGCTGTCGGCTGCTGTCGCACAGGGAAGCCACCTTTACAAGTTTACGACTCGCACGCAGCTGCGTGCCTATGTGAACGCAGTGGCCGCAACTGGTGCGGCCGGTACGCTGTACTTCAGCGTCCGCTATTTTGTCGATCCCGACTTCTCGACCACGGCGCTCGTCGCCGCGTGATGACGCACGGGGCGGGCTCATCACCCGCCCCACTTTCCAGGAGATCCCATGAAGATCAAATACATCGGCCGTGAATACACTGAGGTTTTTGGCCTCGCCTTCAAGCCCGGCGAGACGCTGGACGTCACCGACGCGTTTGCAATCGAGAAGCTCCGATTCAATCCTCAGTTCGAGGCTGCTGACGCCAAGGACAAGCCGAAGGATGGCGACAAGCCAAAGGCGATCGTGCCCGGCGACGAGATGAAACGGGTCGTGGAACAGAACATGCTTGAGCGCATGGCCGAGACCAACAAGGCTATCCTGACCGACATCGACCGCAAGAAGCGCGAGGGATAAGCCATGACGGCGCGCACGATCGTCGATCTGACGGCGGCTGTCATGCTGGACTTGGCCCTGATTAACGCCAACGAAACCCCGTCGGCGACCGACCACGCCTTCATTGCTGCCAGCTACGCCGAGGCACTGGAGGAACTGCGCGACGATGGGTTGTGCTGGTGGGATGCTAACGCCATCCCTCTAGCGGTCTTTCCAGCGGTCGTCAGCTTTATGTCCATATCGGTATCTGAAGCTTTCGGAAAACCGCGCCAAGTGCCGGTAGATGTAGAGCTTGAGGCCGCGCGCAAGCGCATTCGTCGTCGGATTGCAAAGCCGACGACGGGTGAGCAAACCTCGTTTTCGGACTACTGATGGCCATTCTCCCGATCACGCTCGGCACCCAATCCAATCCAGGACGGTTCTCGACCGCTGGCTCTGCGCGTCTGACGAACCTCATGATTGAGCAGTCCGGTCAAGAGGGGAAGGCATTAACGGTGCTCTATCCGGTGCCTGGGCTGGCGAGTTTTTCGACGCTGACCGGGGGCGGCGGTGTCCGCGCCATGCTGGCAACCGACAACTGGCTGTATGTCGTCGCCGGGCGGCTGCTGTTTCGGGTCGATGCAAGCGGAGCATCAACTCTGATCGGCGGTATTCCGACCGATGGGCTGGTGACTATGGGCCGCAACCGGGCCAACCCGACACAGATAGGCATTAGCTCGGACGGCCTGTTTTGGGTTGTAGTTGATGCCACGCTGACACCAAACGCCGACACCGATCTTCCGCCGTCATCGTCGCTTGCTGTGCTGGATGGCTATGGCATTCTGCCAGGCTATGGATCGGTCTTCCACATCTCGGACGCGGACGATTTTACCGCATTTGATCCGCTCGACTTTGCTTCAGCCGAAAGCAGCCCAGACGCCACAATGCGCGTCGCAGTCCGTGAATCAGAAGTCGTGTTCTTCGGCACGGAATCAACGGAGTGGTGGCAGAACAGCGGGGGGACATTCCCGTTCAGTCGGGTGCAAACGGCCCGCATCGGGTGCCTGTCTGCCGCTTCTGTTGCCACCGTTGACCGTACTCTGGCATGGGTCGCGCAGGATGGGACTGTGCGTCTCATGGAAGGCTACAGCGGCAAGGTCATCAGCAACCACGCCGTTGACAGGTTCGTGGCTGACGAGACGACCAAATCGGAACTGACGGCAACTTCATGGGCGCAGGACGGCCACACGTTCTATTGCCTGTCTGGCACCAATGAAACGTGGGTCTACGACATCGCAACCGGACTTTGGCACAACCGTGAAAGCTATGGATATAGCCGCTGGCGCTGCAGCTACGTTGTCCAGTTCGCCGGCAAGACGATCGCGGGCGATGCTTCCACCGGCATCCTTTATCAGATGCATCGCGACTACGCCGACGAAGCCGGCGAGCCGCTGATCTGCGAGAGCATCACACCGCCCAATCACGCCGCACCCGAGCGTCTGCAGGTCAATGCGCTGCACCTTGACGTGATTACCGGCCAAGGAATCGTTCCCGGCGACGACAGCACGACAGAGCCGCAAATCATGGTGCAGGGATCACGGGATGGCGGCGCCACGTTCGGGACTGAACGCTGGATCTCAATGGGGCACCGTGGCGAGCGGGTCAAACGCATCGTTCTGCGCCGCTGGGGCGTCTACGGCGTTCAGGGCGTGACATGGCGCGTGCGGTCGTCGGCTGCGGTCGCGCGTGGGTTTCTGAGTGCGCACATGGATGCACAGAAGCTCAGGGCATGAACCCCGAACTGTACCGTGTTTTAACGCGGATCGCGACCAAGGCAGGACAGTCAATACCTCGCGTTGATACGCCGCTGACCGACACAGCATGGGTGCGGTTCTTTTCCGCCGTGCGCGATTACATGGGGGCCTGAGATGGGTTTTTTCGGCGATCTGTTTGGCGGTTCATCCGGCAAGAAAGCGGCCAACGCGGGCGCCGAGGCTGCCAGTGCCTACACCAACAGCGGGTATAACTCCTATCGAGACAATGCTACGAAGGGCTACGGCCAGTCCGATAGCATTCTGTCCGGCTATGAGCAGCCGGGAAAACAGGCCTACAGCCAGTATGCCGACAGCATCGGCGCCAACGGGGCGCAGGGCTACCAGAACGCGCTGAGCAACTTCAATGCTGACCCGTTCCGGCAGGGTCAGGACGACGCCACCGCGCGAGCTGTCCGCGATACGTACCGCCGCTACAACGGCCAGGGTATGGGGAACAGCGGCACGGCTGGTGCTGCGGTTGGACGGGTTGGAAGCGACATCTACGGGAGCCAAGTGGCTGACTACCGCAACCGGCTGATGGGCCTCGGCCAGCAAGGCGCGCAATTCGGCCAACAGCGGGCACAGAACGCCATCGGCCAAGGCGAAGCCATCGGCGGGAGCTACATCGGCCAGAACAACCAGCTCGCCGGCATTGAACAGCAGCGCCAACAGAACATTTATCAGGCGCAACAGGGCGGGATGAACAACATACTGAAGGGGCTTGGCTTCGTTGGTAGCGCGGCCATGTCCGGGTTTGCGCCGGGGGCTGGGGGTCAGACTACGTTCGGCAACATGCGTAATGCCCTGTTCCGCCCATCCGGTCAGAGCGGATGGAACACAACGACGACGTGGGGTTGATCCATGGCCATGCAGCGCAACGCCCTGATGCCGATGGAACTCGGCCCGGCCGCCGACGTCGGCAACTTCACCAACCCTCTGATGCAGGGCCTGCAGACCTATCGACAGGGCATGCAATCCCAGTTCGAGGGGGACCGCGCGCTGGCGTCGGAGCGCATGAACCAGCGCAAGCTCGGGATGCAGATCGACGAGCATGAGTACACCAAGCGCAAGCGGACGATAGAGGATGTCGGCAATATCGCCACGGCCGCTGATGCAGAGCAAGACCCTGCGAAGCGGGCACAGATTTACCAAGTCGCGCTTTCGCATCACCCCGACTTCAACAGCCTTCCTCCCATGTATCGTGATCCGGCGATTGGACCTCGACTCCTGATGGCCGAGGCTGGAAAGGCGAAGAACAAGCTAGACGACGATTATAAGCAATCGCAGATCGGCCTCAACAAAGCGCATACGAACTTTTACAACAGCCGCGCCACTGCTCTGACGGCGCCGCAGCCTGCGGCACCTCAAGCGGCACCTGTCGCCGATCCGTTGCAGGGTGCTGGCCTCGACGATGAAGGCAATATCGTCACCAGTGGCCAGCGTCCGGCATCACCTTACGCAGAGCCGACTGGAGAGACGTGGCAGATTGCACCGCAGCAGGGCAAGACGCCACAGAGAATGAACCTCGGCGGCCCGCGCGACGACATTGACCGTTCAATGCGTCTCGACGAAGGCCGCCCGCAGGGGCCTGCGGGCGTTCGGATGGCGCAGGCTGCACCGGCCCCATGGCGTCCAGAGCCGTCACAGACCGATCAAGCCGCCGCGCGCATGTTCGGTCCTACGGGCGTCACCTCTCCAGAAGTTCCTGGGATCGTTACTGATGCCGGCCGAAATAGAAGGGTCGATGTTCCGGCTACGCGCGAAGCGCAAGGCCAGCGTGCCTATGACAAGGCAACGCCAGAACAACAACAGCGGTTGATGCGTCTCCGCCAGGATCAGCAACTGTGGAGCGCGGCGCTCGGTACTCCGCGTGCTGGCTATTACTATGGTCCAGATGGCCGGGAATTGCCCAAGACGGACCGAAACTACAAGGGCGACAAGGAGACCCAAGCCCAAGTTTTGATGAATATGCAGAAGATCGATCAGGCAACGAAAAAATTGCTTGAGCCTGGGATTGCTGGAGCCGTCACCCCGGGTGGGGTCGGGGATTACTTCACACGTTCTATCGCTGGGCAGGCCAACGTCGGCGAGACAGGTCAATCTTTTGCCGACTTGAAGCAGGCAGCCTTAGGCATTGCTTACGCGCTGTCTGGCAAGCAAGTCGCCGTCGCCGAGATGAAAAATTTTATTGATTCTTACGGACCGCAGCCGTGGGATACCGAGTGGCGCATCAAGGCAAAATCTGCGCGGATGAAAGAGTTCTACGGGGCTCTTTTGTCGGCCGTGCGCGGCGGCGAGGACTACGACAAGGCGTTCTCGAGGGCCATGGCAACGATGGGCGTCAAAAACCCGGACGGAACGTCTGTTGGTGGTCCGGCTGGGTCCGATGCAGGCAAACCGCCAGCTCCCGACCTTTCGAAAGTCCCCACCGATGAATTGTTGCGTCGTCTGCAAGGCGGGCGCTGATGGCCGACCAATCCACCATAGACGTGTACGCCGAATTGCACCGCCGCAACGCGGTGCCGGCCGAGCATAAGCCGGTCGTGGACGAGCTGGTGCGGCGTGGCGTGATCGGCGGGCAAAAGAAGGTCTATGGACCCGGCGACAAGCTCGACGACGGGACAGTGCTCGACGACCAAGGGCTTGAGCGTGGGACGGTCCTGCCGATTGCGCGCGACCCGAACACGAACAGCCTGAGCTTGGCTGTTCCCGGCTTTATCTATCAGCCGTTCAGCGCATTCAAGAAATCGGCCGAGACGGGCACCATCAGCCCCGGCGACGCGCTCGGGATTGCCGGCATGGGCATCACCGGCACCAATTTCATGCCTAAGCCGGTGCCCTACACGCCGGCCGTATCCGCTCGCAGGCAGAATGCGCTCTCCCGCGCGTCGGAGTTCGAGGACGCTGGTGTTCCGGCTTTTGCGCCGGCTCTGGTCGACAACATGCCGGGCGCCGAGACGGTGATGGGCGGACTGTTCGGTGGTCCGCTGCGTAACCGGGCTCAGTTGTCCATTCAAGGCGTAGAGCGCGGGGTGCAGGACACCCTAGCGCCCACCGGGGCCGCGCGTTCGGTCAACGAGATCGGAAACGAGGTGAAGGGCGATTTGCGCCGGTCCATCGTCGACCGCTCGCGCACGGCTGATGAAATCGACAATATGACCAGGTTCGATCTGCAAGACATTTCAGGTGTCGGCCCAGGACCGAACGCGCCACGCAATGCCCCGCCGGTGCCGCGCGTTCAGCCGGAACCTTGGAACCCGCAGCGGCGTGCGATTACCGAGGCCGACGTCGATGCGGCGATGCAGAGCCCGCCACGCCTGCCGACGCCGGTTCCTCGGCAGGTGATGCTCGAAGACGTGATCTTGCCGCCGCAGATGGAACGCGCTGTGCAGGACGCCGGCGCAAGCCGTGCCGCGGCCGAACAGTTTTTGACGGGCAACGCCGAGAAGCATCAATCGCTTCAGGCGCGTATGCAGCAGCTCAGTGAGGCAGAAAAAAACCTTCCTGAAGTGCCGCGCCCTCGCCCTGTCGGCAAGCAATTCACGTCACCGCAGGAAGCAGCCCAGCAGGCAGCGGCCGAACAGGCCTACAACGCCACGCTACCGCAGCGCCAAGCACTCGCCCGCACGCGCGCACAGCTTGAACAGGAGTATGCCCCGTTCGGCAAAGCCGAGCGAGCCTTGGCCGATGCGGAGAACGCCCAACAGCAGGCTAATGCCTACCGGCATGCAAACCTCACCCGCGCACAGCAGGCCGAGGCTGAACGGGTTTCGAGCGAGGCACAGGATAACTATCAACTTCGCATGTCGAATGCGCGGGATGAGGCTCGCCAGCGTGCCCAGCGTGTCGCCGATGCCGAGCATTTGGCCAACGTCAACGACCCGACGCGCCGGATTGCCTTTGAAGCGCAAGCCCGCAATCGCGCTCGCTCCGAGACCGATCGGGCACAGTATGCCGCTGATCAGACCTATCGTGCGGATCTGGAAAGGCGACAGGCGCAGGCCATCCCGCAGCGCGTCGGCGGCAACAGCCGTGAGAGCTATAACACCGAGTTCGATGCTGGATATTCAGCAGCGCGCGCGAATACGCCGCCGATGCAGATGAACCCGCTTGGCCGCCCAAGCGATGCCGGAATGACTGAGACTGCGCGTCTCTTGGATTCGGTCGCAACGGATTATCGCAAGCAAGGTTTGCTGCCAGGATATAGATCCGGCGCCGTCTTTGATGAAACGGGTCGCGTTAGCGCAGATATTCTACGGATCGTCGATAGTCTGGCCGGCCCTGGTGTAGCCGAACGCATTCGCGCAATCTCTGATATGCGACCGCGCGGAGCAACACAGCTCGGCATCGAAGGTCTCGACCAGATCCGCACAGCGATAGGCCAAGCCCTGTCTGATGCCAAACAGAAGCCGATCGGTGGCCTGACGCAAGGCGAGGGTGCATCACAGCGCGCGCGCGCGGCGTTCCTCTCTCGGTTGTACGATGCATTGGGGCGTGACGTCGATCAAGCCGTCGCCCGCGTTCCGGGTGGCGAGCTCGCAGCCGCACAGCGCACCGTGTTGCGGGACAGCTATCGCGACTTCATGACCGATATTCGCGCGCCGCTGTCGAAGGTGTTTGGTGAAAAGACCACACCAGAGCAGGCCGTCAAGCTGCTGACCGACGCCGCGCGCGGCGGGGATCGCGGCAACATCAACCTCCTCGACGCATATTTCCGTGTTGCACGTGAAAAGGGAGACGTTGTCAGGGCTTCCGGCGCCATTCTGACAGAGATGGCACAGGGCGGGCTCGAAGGCTTCCTCGCGTCCTACCGTGGCATGCCGCCGGAAGTGCGCGCGATGATGAGCCAAGGCGAGATGCGGCCGGTCTTCGCGCGCTTGGATCAGTTGGCGCGCGTCGGCGGCTATCTTGAAAGATACGTGCCGCTGGCTCGGCCTGATCAGTCGGTGGCCGATGTCGCTCGGCGTGTCGCCAGCGGTAACAATGCGCTCATGGGGCTGATCACCTACCTTCATGCGCCTTCGGCCATCGTCTACGCCGTTGGACAGGCTGGCGCCGCTCGTACCATGGCCAGCCCGGCCTTCCAGCGCTGGCTCACCCGTGTGCCGGTGACGCGGACGCCAGCGGATCGCCGAGCCCACATCAATGCCCTCGTGCGCATTCTCGGGGCTCAGTCCGGGATAAGCGAGGACGCCGCTAAAGAGGTCAAGCGCATGCTGAACGAAGATAACAGGGGGAAGACATGAGAATGCCCTTTCGCAACGCGCTTGTCCCCAAGATGTACGAGGACGATGACCCGTCCGAGATCCCGCCGGAGGGCGCGACGGACGAGATGGGTCCGCCCGACCAGTATCAGCCGCAAGACTTGATGGACAATCGCAATGCGCTGGCGCCGCGCATGCAACGGGTCGGGTTCGGCGGTGATGCCAGAGGGCAGCGTGCTCTGCGCTCGAACAATACGTTCGAAATCGAGCAATATCTTCGAGAGTTGGCGCAGTCGCCGCAAGGCGCGACCGATGCCGGTATCGCTGACATTCGAATGATGGCTCGCCAGTATGGCGTGCGCACGCCATATGACCGCGCATTCAACGATCCTCCGACCAGTCAGAACCCGATGATGGGACCGAGCGGAAAGCCGCGTCCTCTGATGCGAGACCCGGACAGTTGGGACATCGGATCTGACGGTCGTGACCGTTTCGGGCAGGATCGATACCAATACGAGCACGGATACGACAATCTGTATATGAACCCACCGCAGCGTCGCTGATGTCGCGCAACGCTCTGGCGCAACGACGCGCGCCGACGCCTTACGACCAACAGCTTGCGTTGTTCGGAGGCGAGAAAGCACAGGGCGCCGACCTCGCCGCGTTGGAGCGTGCCAAGGCGCTGCAGAAGAACGGCCAAGACCCGTGGTCAGAGGGATGGTTTCAGGACCCGACAGGCTGGTCGTTCGAGATCGACGATAGCGGCTATGCGGAGCAGCGCAACGCCCTGATGCCGGTTCAGGGGCGGGCGATCACGCGCCCTTACGGCCAGACCTACACTCACCCAGAGCTTGAGCAGCGCTACCCCGATTTCATGGCGCGCTCGCGCGTGACCGTCGATCCCGATCTTGCCCGGCGTGAGGATGTCGACGGGATGGTGACGGAAGGCAATCGGGTGTGGATCGACCCTCTGCTCTCGCCCGACAACCGTCTCTCTACGGGTCTCCACGAGACGCAGCACGCCCTCGACAACTACGAGGGACGCCGCCGGTTCAATGCGCCGGATTACCTCAAGGACCCGCGCGAGCAGCGCGCGTTCAACGTCGAATATCGCCGCGGTCTGACGCCAGAGCAGCGGCGCCAGATGTCACCGGTGCAGACGCTTCCGGCGGCGCTGAAATCCTATGCGGACAAGGACTAGCCGCAAATGAACGTCCACTGGCAGACGCGGCCCGACGCGTCGCACTGACACGGGCCGATCCTGCAGCCGATCGGCGCGATGGGCGGAATCCCGCAGAAGGCCGCCTTTGTAATCTGAGACTGGATCGGCACCTTCGCCGGCTTCACCGATCCCGCGTTCGCCGTCCCAAGGCAGGCCATCATGATCCCTGCCGCCAGTGCGTAGCGCATGCTCCGTTCTCCCTCTGTGTCCTCTCTCGACCCTAATCTCCACGAGGAGAAAGGCAAGTTTATGCTGGATTCAACCACAGTCTTCGATCCCGGCTTCCGCGTCACGGATGCGAACGGCGATCCCGTGTCGGGGGCCAAGCTCAAGTTCTACAATTCCGGCACCAGCACGCCAAAGACGGTCTACGCCGACAGCGCGTTGACGGTCTCGCTCGGCTCAACCGTGACCTGCGATAGCGGCGGGTATCCCACGTCTGACGGGTCGACCAAGGTTTTGATCTGGACCGGAACCGCAAGCTATAAAATCGTCGTCACCGACGCCTCTGACGCGACGATTGCCACGCACGACGGCATCACGGGCGCGATCTCTTCGGCCTCGCTCGGCGGCGGCATGACGGAATGGGAAACCCCGGTTTCCTCGCTCGCCACCGATACCGTGCTTACAACAACCAGCTACGGCAAGCTGATTCAGGCCGATCCGACCGGCGGCGCATTCACGGTGACTATCCCGAGCGCTGTGACGGCGGGCGACGGTGCCCGCATCGGCGTCCGCCACAACGGAACCGCAAATCAGGTCAAGATCGCCACGCAGGGCGGGCAAACCATTAAATTGCCGGGCAACGCGACCTCAAGCGGCTACGCGCTGACAGGTCGCGGTCACAGCGTATGGGTCGTCTCGGACGGTGCGAACTGGTCACTTGACCTGGAAACCAGGCCCATCGGAACGCGCCTGATAACGATCACCTCACGCGAGACGGCGGCGCCGGCATCGCCTACGCCGGGTGCTCGCTACATCGTTGACGGCACGCCTACGGGAACTTGGCTCGCGCTCGGGTTCACGACGCAGGACATTGCCGAGGCGGACGGTCAGGGCAGCTGGATAAGGTATAGCCCGACAACGAATTGCGGATGGCTAGCCTACAGTGTTTCGGACAGCGCGTTTTATGCGTTCAAGGCGTCAGCCTGGGTTGTTCAGTCTGGCATGTCTGCACCCAGCTCGTCCGCAATCAAGGTCGCAGTCTTTGAGGACCAGAAAGCTAACGGCACAGCTGGCGGCACAGCAACGAGCGGATCTAAATTTGTCCGCACGCTCAACACGTCGGTGAGCAATACGCTGACCAGCGCCAGCCTTGCCAGCAACCAAATCACGCTTGGGGCCGCAACCTATCTTGCCGTCTGCGAAGCCACGTTCTCCAGCACCAACGAAACACAGTTGTTTTTTGAAAGCACGGACGGGACGACGGTGTTGCTTGCGGGCAATTCCTGCGTTGTTTCGTCGGTGGGACAAGACAACCAAAATATAACGCTGGTCGGAACCTTCACGCTGGCCTCGTCCAAAGTGCTCGAGCTGAAAGGCCAGGTGCAGACCACGGCAGCGACCACCGGTCTGGGCGTCGCGACCGGGTTCAGCGCGGGCGTCGAAAAATACGCCCGCGTTACGCTGATCGAACTGACGGCGTTGCAGGGTCCGCAGGGTGCGACCGGAGCAACAGGTTCCACGGGTACGGCCGGAGTTGATGGCGCAGACGCGGGGCTGTCATTCACCTACAATTCGAGCACGTCGGCGGCTGATCCCGGCACCGGCAAGGTGGCGTTCAACTCCGGCACGTTCGCCTCGATCACGTCGGTTTACATCTCGGAGACCGATGCCAGCGCCAACGGCCTAGCATCTGAGATCCAGTCTTGGGACGATCCAACCTCCACCATCAAGACCCGACTGCGATTCCAGAAGGGCGGCGACCCGACCAAGGTGCTGGTGCTCGACGTGTCGGGATCGATCACCGACAACGGAACGTGGGGCACGATCCCCGTCACGTATGTTCGGCATACCGGAAGCTTCACCAATCTTGACGGCCTGAAGCTGTCGCCTGCAATCAAGGGCGACAAGGGCGACGCCGGCGCGACGGGTTCGACAGGATCAACCGGCAGTACGGGTGCCACCGGCGCCACGGGTCCGAACACGGGCCTAGACTACCAGTGGAACACAGCAACTAGCGGCGATCCCGGCACCGGCAAGTTGCTCGTCAATAACGCGACGCCAGCCAGCGCGACGCAACTCAACATATCGGAAAGCAACCAGCAGAGCGCGAGCCAGTCTGCCTATATTGCGACATGGGACGACGGAACCACGGCCAGCAACAAGGGCATTGTCCGCATTGTTGACGTGTCGGCACCGGGAACAAATTTTCTCGAGTACCGGATCACCGGCGCACTGACGGACGTTGGCGCCTACGATACGTTTCCTGTGACCTACGTTGGCGGCGCCGGCACCATAGCAAACGCTGCGATCGTTGCGGTGATGTTCTTCGCGACCGGCGACAAGGGAACGGACGGCGCGGGCTCGGGTGATGTCGTCGGCCCGGCGGCTTCGGTGGACAGCGAGTTGGCGCTGTTCAGCTCAACCACCGGCAAGCTATTGAAGCGGGCCACGCTGACGGGCCTTGTTAAAGCGGCCTCGGGCGTCGCGTCTGCTGCAACCGCAGGAACGGACTATGTCGTCCCCGGCGGCGCGCTTGGCACGCCCTCCAGCGGCACGCTGACCAACACGACAGGATTGCCGATCAGCACGGGTGTTTCCGGCCTCGGCACGGGCGTTGCCACGGCTCTCGCAGTCAACGTCGGGTCTGCCGGCGCGTTTGTCACGTTCAACGGCGCTGTCGGTACGCCATCGTCGATCACGTTGACGAATGGCACCGGCCTTCCAATCAGCGGCATCACCGGGCTCGGGACGGGTGTCGGAACCGCCCTGGCAATCGCAGTCGGATCGGCCGGCGCATTCGTGACCTTCAACGGGGCGGGCGGCACACCGTCTTCGATCACGCTGACCAACGGCACAAGCTTACCTGTGTCTGGCATCACCGCATCGACATCGACCGCGCTCGGCGTGGGGTCGGTCGAGCTCGGCCACGCCACCGACACGACGCTTTCGCGCTCGGCTGCGGGAGAGCTGGCCGTTGAAGGGACGTTGGTCAAGAAAGTCGGCACGGAGACCATCTACGTCCCCGCCGCAGCCATGACGGCTCGCACCACCAACGGTGCAGCTGCCGGAACGGCTGAGACGACCACCAATAAAATTATGCTGTCTACGCTGGACTTCGACACCACGACGCAGGAGTTCGCGCAGTTTGCGGTGAGGATGCCAAAGAGCTGGAACCTCGGCACGGTAACGGCAACGTTTACGTGGAGCCATGCGGCAACGGCGACGAATTTCGGTGTCGTGTGGGCACTAGAAGCGGTCGCGATATCCGATCAGGACGCGGGCGATGCTGCAGTCGGAACCGCCCAGCAAATCGCCGATACCGGCGGAACGACGAACACGCTGTATGTGACCTCGGCAACATCAGCCATCACCATCGCAGGCACACCAGCGGCGCAAGATTGGGTCGTCTTCCAGGTTAAGAGGGTTCCAGCCGACGCGTCGGACACTATGGCCATTGATGCCCGACTGCACGGCGTCACTGTCAATTTCACCACCAACGCGAGCACCGACGCATGAGCCTAGCTGTCAATCAACTCATCGGTTTCGGGGCTAAACGCGCGGCGGCGGCGGGTGGCGTGTCATACGTGATTTTTCTTACATCAGGCACGTCGTGGACAGTCCCTAGCGATTGGAACAACGCCAACAACTCAGTTGTATGCATCGGCGGCGGCGGTGGCGGGTCAGGATCATCATCGACATTTGGCGAAGGGACGGGCGGCGGCGGCGGCGAATGGGTATCGTCATCCAACCTGACGCTCACGCCGGGTGGATCTGTGTCCTATACGATAGGCGCTGGCGGGAGCGGTGCCACCTCCGCCGCCAACAACACGGGCGGCACGGGCGGCGACACCACCTTCAACTCGTCCGCGATCATCGCCAAGGGCGGCACGGGTGGCCGCAACGCAACGCCAAGCGCGATTGGTGGTGCCGGTGGCACGGGTGGCACGGGAACCACCAAAAACGCGGGCGGCACGGGAGGCGGCGCACCTAACATATGGTGCGGTGGTGCCGGTGGTGGCGCAGGCGGATCGACGGCGGCGGGCTCGACTGGAGGCACCGGCAACGACGTCGTTGGCGGCACGGGTGGAACCGGCGGCACGGTGTCGGGTGGAGCCGGCGGTTCCGGCGGATCAAGCGGAACCCCAACTGGCAGCACGGGCAGTGCAGGCACGCTCTATACGTCTAGTCCTGGCGGCGCAACGGCGGGGTCTGGTGGTGGCGGAGGCGGTGGATACGGCGTCTCAGGCAGCGCAGGTGCTGGCGGTGTTGGAGGGCTGTACGGCGGCGGTGGCGGAGGTGGCGGCACAAATACGGCTGGCAATAGCAACAACGGCGCGGCGGGTGCGCAAGGCATCATTATCATCCAGTACACATCGTGAGAACGCCATGACGGATGAGCAACGCATTGCCGCGCTCGAAGCCGAGGTCAAGGCCCTGCGCGCAGCCATCAATGAACTTCGGATTCAGATCGCGTCAGGTCATCCGCGCCCGTGGGGGCCATAGGAGAAAAAGATGAGCGTCGCACGAATTGAAGACGGCGAGATTGCAGAGACGCGCAATCTTGCCATGCTTGACATTCCCGAGCACAAGCGATCCGCGTGGCGGCCGATTGAGGGTGATCTGCCTCACCCAAGCCCGTATTTTTACGAGGTGATCGGCCCCGTCTATCAGATTGAGGCTAACCGCGTCTTGCGGGTGTGGACGGTGACGCCACGCGATCTTTTGACGGTCAAGGCCGAGACTAAGGCCCGCATTAGCAGCGAAGCCGAGGCCAACCGCCATCGCTACATCACGCCCGGATCTGGCAAAGCGATGTCGTATCAGCAGGTTGCGCAAGAGGCGATCCGCTACGGCGCCACGGGTGGCGCGGGTGCCTATCCGTTCTTGCAAGCGCGCGTGGCCTCCGGCCGGTATCCGGATCTGGCCACAGCAGCAGCGGCCACACAACAGATAGAGACGCAGTGGGCGGCGATCGGATCGGCTATAGACCAAGTTGAGGACGCCGCTAAGATCGCGGTCGACGCTGCGACGACGGTTGAGCAGGTGCAGGCGGCAGCGGTGGTGACGTGGCCATGATACCCGCCAGCATCCGCAACAACAACCCCGGCGCGCAAGAGCCGGGGCAGAGTTCGAAAAAGTTCGGGAGCACGTCGTTTGAGACGCTGCGCTGGCAGGGTCCGGACGGCAAGCCCAAAACCAACCGCATTGCCACGTTCCCGACGCCGCAGCACGGCGCCGCGGCGATGTTCGATCTGCTCGAGCGCAAGTACACGGGCAAGCTGCTGAAAGACGGGATCGCCACCTGGTGCGGGTCGTACTGGTCCGGCGAGTATGCGGCGAGCGTCGAGAAGTCGTGCGGGATCTCTGGCGGACAGATCCTCACGAAAGAGCTGGTGAGATCCGCCGAGCACGCGATTCCGCTGGCGATGGCGATGGCCAAGGTCGAGGCTGGCCGAGATTTCCCAATGGATAAGGACGGCTGGGACGACGCGCACCGGATGGCGTTTTCTGAGCAACTTGCACCAGCGCCGTCCGCAGAGAATGACGTGCCGTTCCAGAAGCCGGAGGGGCGGCTGCGGGAGGTCATTGCTTCCTACACGAAGATCGGTGCTGGAATTTCCGTGCCGGCTGTACCGGCCGCCTACACGACCAGCGTGGCCAATGCGCAGAGCTGGCAGGGCGTGGGGGATCAGATCGCGGGAATGGTCAAGTGGGCCGTGTCGTCGCCGCTGGCTTTAGGCATTCTGGTCGCCACTGCCGCGCTACTGGCTCTGCCGAAGCTGCTGGGAGGCAAATCATGATCTGGCTGGCTCAGTTCGCGGCAACTCTTGGAGGCCGCCTGTCGATCGTTGGCGGGGCCGTAGCGGCCCTGTTCACAGCGTACCAGTTGACCAAGCATCAGGGCGTGAAGCAAGAACGCGTGCGCGTCGAGATCCAAGGGAAAAAGGTCGATGCGCAAGCTGGTTCCAAGCGCGCTGCTGCTGAGCGCGACCCTGACGGGGTGCTCAAGCGATATTTCCGCGATTAAGGGCGGTCCGATCTGCAACAACCTGCAGCCGGTGACGGTGTCTCGCAAGGACGTTCTGACGGATCGAACCAAGCAGTCGATTGCCGGCACGAATGCCGTGATCGAGACGTGGTGCGGTGAACGCCCCATCGTGAAAGAGGCTCCGGCCAAGGTCGCCAGCGCAGAAGCCGTGAAGTGATTTCATCCTTACGCGTTGCGTACCGCCCCGAACAGAATTATGCAAACAACGAGTTTTAGAGATGGCCGCAACACTCACTGATGAGACCATTACGCATGCCGTGGAACACATTCGGCAACGCAATGCTGGATATTCGCGAGATGCTCGGGCGCATCGAGGAGCGGCTGACCCACAACACGGACCGCCTAGACAACATCGAGCAGCGGCTCCACAAAGTGGAGATCCGCGAACCTTTCAAACCGACCGATCTGCTGCCGTGGTTGTACGGGTTGCTGATCTTGGGCTCAGTCCTGCTCGGCAAAATGTCCGTCCTCGACGCGCTCGGCCTCATCAGGTCGCAACATTAGGGTGGGTCTGGACTGGGATTTGCTGCGTGACGGCCGGCGTGCTGCTGGTGATTTGAGACCGGCCTCTGATTGCGTTACGATTGGTTTACGGACAAGTACAACTTCGGCGTCAGTTTCGCCAGTTGGTTTGCGGCCGACTGGACTAACGATTTCGGAGCCAACCTTTTCACGATCGAGGCGAGGTCTCAGGACGAGGTGGCGCCGGGTCAAACGTCGATCTGGCCAAACGGCATTCGCAAGTGGCGAGTCGCAAGCACTGATTACAGCGATTACGACCATGCGACAGCAATTGCCAATGCCAGCCTGATCTCCGCTGCTCCTGACCTTGCCGACGCGCTGGAGAAGCTGATCACCATCGATGCCAACCTCACCGGACAGCAGCGCCAAGACGCCATGGAGGATCTGATCATCGTAGCCCGTGCAGCGCTGGCGAAAGCAAGGGGAACGCCATCGAGCTAAGCCACGGCTCCTATTCTGCCAATAGCATCATCTTGGCTCGCTCCAGAGCGAGCAGGTTCTCAGCCACTTCCGAGTGTGACCCGCTAAACCATAGTTGGCCGTCACCGAGAACGCCGACCACAAGCACGCGCTCAATGCCTTGTCCCTTCGCCGCATCAAGGATCGCGTCCGGCGCGTGCGGAGCTTTCGTGATGCCGCCGATGTTGACCACCTCGCCCATGATTTGCTCCCTCAGTGCGCGGGCCAGCGGACGTGCGCTGGCATTGGTGGCACGATGATGTCGTCGTTGTCGCTCGCATTGAGGCTGGCTGACATTGCCCAGACCTCAGCTTGCTGACACTGCTCGTCGGACCATGACGCGATTGCAGTCTCGTCGGCATGCGCCGCCGTCATCAGTATCCGCATGAATGTTACCTCGTTGTCGCGCTTCCAATCCGGGCCGATCCGGATGTGACCAGCGTCCTCGACGAACTGTTGAGGATCTGCAATGGCGGGGCCGTACTCGGCCAGTGCATCCTGCATTTCTATTGCTCCCTGGTTGCCATTATTCGCCGTAAGCGCACTACGTGATTTTGAGTTGAACGGCCAGGATCGCTGGTGAACAGAAAGGGCCCGTGGCATGAGCATCGAGCGCGTTGCAGACCTGACCGACCAGCAGTGCCGCGAGATCGCGGGCGCGGCAGAAACCAATCACATCTGGATCAATGCGTTCTCGCTGATCAATCCGAGCGACGACATGGTGATGAGCATCGGTCGAACTGTCGCCGACATGCTGCGCCAGAAGGACAACCTGCTTCCGGCTCGCGCCGATCACGGCTGCGAAGGCCCCGGCGTCCATCCGTTCTCGCTCACGTCTCCCTCCTCTGTATGGTGGCCAAAACCTCTGGCGGCATGCCCAGCGTCTTGACCGCTTCGGCAAGCTCGAGCTGATGCTGGCGCAGTGTCTCGCGCGCCCGTCCCAGCTCGCACTCGAGATCCACGACGCGGTTGGATGACCTCACCATCTCGTCGACCTTGGCCCCGATCAGCTCGCCGGCGCTGCGGTGGATGACGACGGGAGGTCCGGTGTCGGGAACCTGTGCGAGGTCTACGGCGCGAAGGTGCGCGCGGCTGCGGAGCCAGGCCATTAGCGCCTCCATCCCTTGGACTGCCGAAACCGCTTGGGAACCGTGTGCTTTGTCGCCATCCGCCGACCGTGGCCCGCCGTAGCGTGATCGTCAGCCGTCTTGGGCTTGTGGCACCAGTCGCAGCAAACCATCAGAACTGCGTCGTCGTCGGTGCCGCCGTTCTCCAGCGCGAGCGGGTGCTCTATGTCCCAGTCGTCGGAAGGTCCTAGCTTGCGCTGGCAGATATAGCAGCGCCCGCCGCGCTCCTGGAAAATGCGAGCCCGCCGCTGCGGCGTCATCGATCCCCGCTTGGCGTGCTGGAAGCTGGTGCCGGTCATGGGTCTTTCCTCCCCATCTCCCGCTCTTTCCGGGATCCGGCCTGCTGCATCACCCATTCCTGAAACCTCATCTCGATCCACTTGACCTTGGCGCGTGCCATGTCGGCGTCCTCTGTCGCAGCGACAACGGATCGAATGTATTGCTGCCATTCCGGAGATGACCTGACGGCAATCTCGGCACGCGACACGGCCAAATCGTTATGATGCGACATCATCAGCGCGAACTTGGACGGCTTCAGATCCTCGGCCAGCTTCGCGACCGACTTCGCTTTGACGTAGGCTTTCGAGGCAATACGATACTGCTCAGACAACGGCTGTTGATCCTCAGGGATCTCGCGGAATGCTGATCCGTTCTTCTCGATCGCCTGCTGACTGATGCTACTCATGATCGATCCTCAACGCCGCTGCTGCGAGCTGGTAGACCTTCCTCGCCTCGTTCCGGTCCTTGGCCTCGGCGAACGAGACCGCTGCCTTGCGTAAGGTCGGGAGCGCTCTGGCGAGGGCGTGCTTGTGCGTCCAGTCCGGAGTGTCCTCCAGTTGCGCCAGTGCCGCCGTCAGAAGGTCTTTGACCGTTGCCGGTTGTCCCATGGTCCGTCCTCTCAATCCTGTCGATCAGCTCAATGTGGTCGATGACCGTCTCTAACCGCATGTTCGGACGGAACGCGGCTCTCAGATGGTTCAGTCGGTCGACGATCAAAACCGCCGGCATGCCGAGCAAGTAGTGATGCCGAATGAAACTCGCCTCAAATACGGTCATGCTACCTTTCCGTGCCGCCGGTGCCACAGACGCCAGCCCCGTTGCCAGTCGACCGTCTGCTTGTGGTCGTACGTCGTGCCGCGCTCGGCCGCGTTGTAACCCTGCCGTAGCGGCCAATAGTCGGCCTCCATCATCTCGGCAAAGCGCAACATGGCCAGACGCTCAACCCGCCGATTGTCTATGACCTGAGCACGAATGGGTGCTGTACGCATCACGCTTACTCCGCTGCCTGGGCTGATAACTCCGCATGCTTGGCATCAAACTCCGGCGCAATCGCTTCCCAATCCGCATCCGGATAGGCTTCGCGAAGGTGGTTCAGCATCTCGACGTTGACGGCCGATGCGATGGCGGCTTTCGCCTCGCTGGTGTCGTCGGTCTCCGGATCGGCCTGGGGCGCCGTGTCGGGAATATCTGGCAGCTCCAGCGCCGGAGCCTTGGCGGGCGTCACGTCGCGCATATCGCTGATGGCCTGAATGTCCTCGGCCTCATCGCGGATCTGGATGCCCTTGAGTGCATCGGCGCCGCCGTCCTTACCCGCAAATCCCAGAGCGCGAGCTTTCAACATCCGCTTTGGGAAGCGGAACCATGCGCTGTCGTTGGGCTTCGTCTTGCCGTAGGCCGTTTTGGTGGGTGCCTGATCCCAGAGACCGGCCTTTTTCGCGTCGGCGACGGAATAGCTGCCCTCGATCTTCTCTCCACCGGGGCGTGTCAGCTCGCAATGCGCGGTCCAGTCGTCGGACATTTCCTTTCCGGTAAACCATTCCCGGATCTTGAAGCCGCGTGCCCACAGAATGCCGGGAACGGCCTCGCTGTGTGCCGTGATCCGGCCGTTGATCATGGCCAACAATTGAATGGACTGCATGGGCGGAACGCCAATCTCCATGCCCTGCATGATGATCATGGTACCGCGCGCCAGCGTCGCGTCGGCATCCTCGGTCTGCGCTGTGTCGCCGTAGCCAGTCTTGAGCGGCTTCAACATGCCGGACTTGTAGGCCATCGTGGCCAGCCGATAGACATCCTCGATTGACTGCGGAACGATGGGGTTCAGCGCGCCGCCAGCTCGAAGGGGGGCAACGTTGCTCATCAGACAGCCACCTTCTCTTCGAAGCTACGGACACCCGGCACCGTGGCCCCGGCGCGAGCTTGTGCAAACGCCACCTTCTCCACAGCAGCAATCACGTCAGCATGGTCTTTGACGGCTGCGAGCGCTGCGGCGTAGTCGGTCAGCTCGTACTTGGTCAGCGTGCGCAGACTGGCTTTCTTGCCCCGCTGTCCGCCGGCCTGAATGTGAACCGTGGCCGGCGCAACGAACACGGGCGCCTCGACGACGGGTGGCGGCGGGGGCGGCTCATTGGCCCGTTCGGCAGCAGCCTTGGCCATCGCTTCTGCATGGGCCTTGGCGGCTTCCTCTTGCTGCCGGCGGTGCTCGGCCATCCGCTTTTCATTCTCGACGCGGGCGGCTTCGGCAGCGGCCTTGCGCGCCTTTTCATCCTCAGCGGCTAGGTAGGCACTGAGCTTGCCACGGATCGTGTCCGCGTCGGCCTTGGCGCCATCGACGAGCGGCTTCCATTCGGCGTTGATCGCCTTCTGTGCGTCGAGATGAGGGCGCACCCGTGTATCGCGCTCCGCGTCGGCCTTCTTGCTCAGCTCCAACAGCCGGGCACGGTGGTTCGCGGCCATGTCGGCCGTGACCTTGTCGGCGATCGGCGTCTTGGCAAGCCAGCCCATGGCCTGCGACCGCGCATCGGCGATTTCCTCGGCCAGCGACAGATCACCCGAGTTGTGCCCGATCGCCACGTCGCCCGGCCAAGCGCCCGTCTCGAACGCCTGCTTAGCGGCTTCCTTCGGAACGGGGTTCTTGGCGCACCACGTCCACACGCCGAGTGGATCGACCATATCGCCAGCCACGCGGCACACGAGGTGCCCGTCTTTGCGCCAGATCGCAACCGGCTGATATGGGCCATCCTTGCCCTTGCGCATTTTGTAATAACCGGAATGCGGAATGTCGGCATGCAATGCCACGTCATTGCCCGCGAGCGCATCGCGCCAGTTCTGAAATTCGTCAGTCATTGCACACCCTCGGATTGTCGATCACGTCCATCTCGGCTATAATCAGTCTGCGGGCTTCATCTGGATCATCGCCGTGCAACGCGCTTAGCTTTCGGTACGCCAGCGCCACCGTCTGCAGGCAAACTGACCTCTGCATCGGCACGCTGGCGATCTCCGCCAAGCTGTCGCCAGGTGTTCGGATCGCCGGCCTCTTGGCCCGCAGCGTCGGAAACGGTGTAGGGTCGCTCATCCCTGACCTCCGCTGCCGGATCTATTCCCTCGACGATCAGCGCCAGCATGCCCCCGATCAGGATAGCCAGAAGCAGGGCGAGGATTCCAAGAGCTAGAGCGGACCACTCCATCCGAGATACTCTCCGCAAACTGGCGAACCATCCACGCCGCGAGCGGCTCGCGGCACTTGCAGTTGATGAGGTCATGGTCTGGGCAGCGCTCCATCAGGAACCGCCTTTCTTGCGGGCGGCGAGCATCTCGTCGGCGACCTCATAGGAAATCACCGAGATATTGCCTTGTGGGGCAATGCCGCTGGCAATCATCCCCTGCAGCGCCGCCGCCGCGAAATAGTCGCGGATGCTGAGACCTTGGCCGATAAGCTCAATGCTGACTGGCTGAGCATCTATCGGAAGGATAGAGCCCGGCGTGTTAAGCAGTGCGGCGTCGATCTGCATCGGCGTTGCGCGGAACATCGGCGGCAACGCAGGTTGCGGGAATGCAGGCCCGCCGTCGTCGATCTTGTCAGCCATCACAGCACTTTTGCGCTCCATCAAACCAGCTCCTCTTTCCGCAGCCTGTGCTCGTCGGCGAAGGACGGGGAACGCTTTGACGCTTCGAAGTCGGCCTCGTCCTCGAGCAGCGCCTCGTATTCCGTATTCGCGCCGTTGATCGCGTTTGCGTAGATCTGGGCCAAGTCGAAATCCATGAACATGACCACGGTCGCCGGCCACGTCTTGCCGACGCTCAGCCGCAGCCACGATCCGCCATCATCCTTGTAAGCCTCGGCCGTGACGACATCAGCGCCGTGAATGTTGACGTGCGGAATGCTTGCCATGGTCCCGTCTCCAGAAAGGTTGCGCCGGGGGTCGGATACATCCCCGCAGACTCTCCGACCCCCGACTGTGACCGGCTCCCTAGAACCCCCTGGAGAACCGGTTGTCTCGGCGTGCCCGCTGCCGAAAAATGTGTTTGCAATCCGCCCCAATGTTTCCAATGCGTTCCAGGGCCGTTGCAAACTTGAATCCATTGCACTACAGGCACTTACTCAAATTTCGGCTGCTTGGTAGACAGCGAGTCTGCGACTAGAATTAACCGTATTTGCTGGGTTTCTTTCATTCTGAACGCGGAGTGTTTGCAATCGTGTTTGCAATCTCCGTTCGTTCTTCGGTCCCGTATTCGATTGCATGGATGCGCGCGTATTCGTCCGCCAGCTCATTGATCCAATCCTGCAGGGTGTCGAGGCGGATCGTGTTGTTGGCCAATTCCCAATCGTCTCTGAACCGCACGTCTCCCTCGCCGGCAGCGGCGCTGTAGCGTAGATCGCCGTAGCGTTTCATCTCCCCGCCTCCCATTTGAGTACGGCGCTTGCCGCAAGCCTTTGCTGATTGACGGCTCGTGCGTAGTGTTCGACCATCTGCAGCGTCTGGCCGGTGATCGCAGAGACTTCCGCCGTGCTGGCCCCCGCCTCGAGCAGGAACACCACCGCCGACTTCCTGAGCCCGTGGAACACGAGGCCCTTGATGCAGTCCGGCCGCTGGTCCTGCCACGTCGCCCGGAAGCCCGCTTTCGTCCATGGTCGACCTGACGAGTTGGTCAGGATCGTCACCGCAACCTTGGGAATGGCGTCAAGCACGGCGCGGAGTTCGCGGTGAAGCGGGATCAGAAGGTGCTTGCCCGTCTTTTCCTGCTTCACCGCGACAGCGCCCCCGCTGATCGCGTCCCACCGCATAGCCAGCACATCGCCCTGCCGCTGGCCCGTGTAGAGCGCGATTTCCATGGCCTGCCGAAGGTCAGGCCGAAGATCGGTGCGTGCCGCCTCGATGGCAGTCCACGACCATGGTTGATAGGCCTCGCCACCGCGCAGCATCTTGACTTCGCGGCAGGGATTGTCCCGCCGCCATCCCCGCGGCACCGACCAACCCAGCATGCTCGACAAGCAGCGCATCAGGTTGTTGGCAGCGGCCGGCGTTCCGGCGTAGGTGTCGCGCAGCGCAATGACATGCTTGGGCTCGATACCTTTGACTTGTAGCCGCCCCCAAGCGGTATCGACGCGACTGCAATAGCGGCTCCATTCTGTCTGCGTCTTGGCTCCGAGCGCGGCCCATTCCGGGCTTGCCTGCCATGTCTCGATGAGTGCCGTCATGGTGTCCGTCAGCTTGCGTTCGGTGGGGAGTTGCATGAGCCTTGCGTACTCTGACCAGAACCTCGGATCGTCCGGGTCCGGGAGCCGCAGGCGTTCACTCGCTTGCTCGGTCCCGCGATGGCGCTGCAGGTAGGTGTAGGACTTGCCCAGCCGGTTTTTGACGCTGAACACGTGCGGCGGCAGCTTGCGCGACGGCGACATGGGCTACTCCTGCAAGGTACGGGTCTTGCTGCTCGTCGGTGGTTTGAACGGCCGACACCATGCCCCGCAGCCTCGCGTCGACATCGTCCCAGCGCCAGCGCTTGGCCTCGCCGATGGTTACCGGGTCGGGGAGGATGCCGCGCCGCACGAGATGATCAATCGCGCCTTCTGCGAGATCGAGCTTGTCGGCGAGAGACTTGCGGGAAAGGTACATGGGGCACCTGCTATTCAGTCGCCGCGATCATTTTCTCAACGAGTCCGACTGCGGACTGCTGAAGATGAGACGTTGTCGATTTAAGAGCGGCCCTGCCGGCGGCCCTGGCGGCGTCCCAGGCGGCGTCCCAGGCGGCGGCCCCGGCGGCGTCCCTGGCGGCGTCCCAGGCGGCGTCCATGGCGGCGTCCCTGGCGGCGTTCCTGGCGGCGGCCCAGGCGGCGTCCATGGCGGCGTCCATGGCGGCGCTTGCATCACGCCGCACAGCCATCAGCGTCGGCATCAGAGATGGGCATTGAGCAAAGTCTGTGATCTCTGGCAGCGCTTCGAGCAAAGCGGCCTGCGTTTCCAGTTTCGCCAACCGCAGCCATGCCGGCGTGTACACGCGGATCAGCCAATCTGCGGCCATGGTCGCGCGGCGCTGTTCGAGTGCCCTCGATCCCCGCGTATTGATCAGCTTGGGGATCAGGGGCAGCAGCAGCAGCGTCCGATCTGAATCCGGTAGCCCATCGTTCCAGGAGCGCATGAAGGCTGCGATGACCGGGCACGCGCACTGCGGATGATCGCTCCAAGGCTCGCCGGCGATGTAGGCAACAGCTTCCATGGCGCAGAGACCATCGTTGAATGATTTATGCGCGCCGTGCTTGAGCGCCGTTATCTCGGCGAGCCTTTCGGGAATGATCGTTGCCGTTTGCATGCTGCCTCCTGAAATCCTGATCACCGAGGCAGCGGGCTAGGGAGAAGGGCTAGCCTGTCTGAGGAAGGGGTGTCCGTGCCGCCCCGGTGATGACTGTGAAGCTACTTTACAAATCGTGAAGTCGTCAACAAGGAAAATTCACGAAGTGTAAGTTCGATACGCAAGCCGTTGTCCCGGCAAGCAAAAAATTTTGCTCTCCCTGTGGAAAACTCTAGCGTGTGCGGAGCCTGCCCGTTAACGTTGAGGGCGAGCGTGATTGGGGAAGTCTCTAGGGGGCGGAACCGTTGTGTGCGTCGAGGCCGCGTATAAGTTCCCACGTCTGGTGTCGCAGGCCCGCCGGGTCGCCGCGATAGATCCAGTCCAGAGTTATATCGTAGGCGTCGCACAACTTGTGCGCATGGCCCACGCTGATCACCCGTTTCCCGCGCTCGTACTGGTTGTACGCGCTGGTGTTGATCGCCGCTTTTTCTGCGAAGGCCTGTTGCTGAACGCCCCACACTCTGCGTGTGAGCTGCAACCGATAGCCTATGCCATCGGCCGAACGGTCGTGAAGAAGCTCGTTCGCCATACCTCAGCTTTTCGCACGTCGAACTTTCAAACGCTATCATCAACATGCTGTGGACCTCCGTGTTGACGCAGCTTACAAAACGTGAAATGATTTGGCTATGATGAAAGTGAAGCTCGTTCGCAACATCGATGACTTTGTGAAGGCCATGGGCGGCACGGGAGCGTGTGCGCGATGGCTGGAGGTCGGTGACGCCTACGTCAGCAACATGCTGGCGCGCGGCTACCTACCCGGCGGGTTTCACATGCAAGCCATGCTCGAAATGAAGCGGCGCGGGATCAAGGTCGATCCGGCGTTCTTCGAGCTAAAGGGCGATGACGCCGAGCTTTTCAAGAAATTGGAGGTTCGCACTCGCCGCCCTTTGGCCCGCCGCCGAAGGACTGAGCAAAGGCCGGCAGCATAGCAATTCAGTTCACCGAACCCGGGGAATCACCGGGCGAGGCGTGGCGTCCGACTAAGCAAGAGAGGGGTGATCGGTTACCGGGTTCGGCCCCTTTCGGGGGGGACCATAGCTACCGCAAATCATCCCGACCACGCCGCCTTTGTACCCCGTAGCGTTCCGTGCGTGTTACCCGGCCTCGCTGCCGGCGGATGATATGCGTCCGGTCCTCCAGGTGAAATGCCCGCCTGTCCGGATGACGGGAGGCCTCCTGCTCCGCGCGCATCCGCCGACACCGGAGCCGATCCAAGTGCACGCGTTCAACTCGAGCCTTCAGAATGGTCAGCCAGCGAA